AAAGTTTTATCCTGATAGTGAGTCTATAAAGATATGGATTCAGCAGGGAGATGAGATAATGCTATGGAAAGAGTTCACCCGAACAATGCCAATTTCAATTGAATACAATATAAATTTTTAAATGAAGTCACCGTTTTACTTTATAGCAAAATCAAAAAACGGCAAGCGATATAATAACACAAAGAAGATAGGAGGGATTGATTTCATAACAAGCACCTCCGAAGAGGACCATAAGTTCTCTACTCGCTATGCCACAGTCATAGAGACACCCATAGGATACACAGGACCAATACAGATTGGAGACACCCTGCTAGTTCATCACAATGTATTTAAGTTCTATAATGATATAAAAGGAAGGAGGCAGAGTGGTAAGAGCTTCTTTAAAGAAGATATGTTCTTTATAGATGAGGAGCAGTTCTTTATGTATAAGCACAATGGCGAGTGGCACTCATACGATAGGTACTGCTTTGTTAGACCTATACCTGCAGAGGATTCATATATGTTCAAGCCTTTCTCAGAAGAGCCACTTATGGGAGAGATGGTGTACCCTAATGATTACCTGAAGTCTAAAGGTATAAGCTCAGGAGACAGGGTATGCTTCAAGCCTGAGAGTGAGTATGAGTTTAATGTAGAGGGAGAGAAGTTATACAGGATGTATGACCACCAAATAACAGTAAAGCTATGAAAACAAAAGAAATTAAATTAAGGATAATAGAGGCAGGTATGAAGGCTGTAGAGCAGCTTATAAAGGTAGCTAAGGAGGATATTATAAAGCCCGACCCTGATGATGAGCTAGCGGCAGATAGACTAAAGAATGCTGCTGCTACAAAAAAGTTAGCTATATTTGATGCATTCGAGATACTCTCAAAGATAGAGGGAGAGAAACAAAACATAGAGGTCTCAGAGCGTGGGGCAACAAAGATAGATACAAAACAAGGATTTGCAGAAAGAAGGTCAAAATAACTTATACAGTGTTCTAAAGGATTATATACCATCAAAGGTGGTAAAGAATAAGAACAGGGTAAAAAGTTGGACATATGGATATAATGACAAGTATGATGTCATAGTAATATCCAAGTCAGGACAGATAGGAGATGTTGTAACTATCAACGGTTTGCGTATTGCCTTACCTCCGGCTCCTGAGAAGTTATCAAAAGAAAAAGATTATTGGGAACGTAAAGATATTCCAAGGGAGCTTGACAGGATACAGTCGATATTCCAATGGAATGAGATGCCTTCAGAGTTTAAGAACAGATGGGTAGACTATATCGAGGAGGAGTTTGATAGACGAGAGGATGGGTATTGGTTTATGAACAACGGTATCAAGACATATATCACAGGAGCCCACTATATGTACCTTCAGTGGACAAGTATTGATGTGGGATACCCTGACTTCAGGGAGGCTAACAGAATACTATATATCTATTGGGAAGCCTGTAAGGCAGACAAGAGATGCTTCGGGCTAGACTACCTAAAGATTAGACGTTCAGGATTTTCATTTATGTCATCATCGGAGTGTGTCAACACAGGTACGCTAGCAAAAGACTCTAGGGTGGGTATACTATCAAAGACAGGTAGCGATGCCAAGAAGATGTTTACAGATAAGGTTGTTCCAATATCACAGAGGCTACCATTCTTTTTTAAACCTATTCAGGATGGTATGGATAAACCAAAGACTGAGCTAGCGTTTAGGATTCCTGCATCAAAGATTACAAAGAAGAATATGTCTACCATTAATGATACAGAGATGGAGGGACTTGATACCACAATAGATTGGAAGAACACCGATGACAACAGCTACGATGGTGAGAAGCTACTTTTGCTTGTACATGACGAGAGTGGTAAGTGGCTAAAGCCTAATAACATACTAAACAATTGGCGTGTTACAAAGACCTGTCTTAGATTAGGTAGTAAGATTATAGGTAAGTGTATGATGGGCTCAACATCAAACGCACTAAACAAAGGGGGTGAGGAATTTAAGAAGCTTTACAATGACTCTGACCCTACAAAAAGAAATGCTAACGGTCAGACTAAGAGTGGGCTATATAACCTATTTATTCCTATGGAGTGGAACATGGAGGGGTTTATTGATAGGTACGGGATGCCTGTGCTTAGAAAACCTAGCACCCCTATACTTGGAGTGGATGGTGAGATGATTGACAATGGAGCTATTGACTATTGGGAGGCTGAGGTTGAGTCGCTGAAGAACGACCCCGATGCTCTCAACGAGTTCTATCGTCAGTTTCCAAGGACAGAGTCTCATGCATTCAGAGATGAAAGCAAGCAGTCTCTGTTTAACTTAACAAAGATATATCAGCAGATTGATTATAATGATTCACTAATCAAGGAGCACCACCTCACTCGTGGTAGCTTTCATTGGAAGGATGGAATAAAAGACAGCAAGGTAATATGGAGCCCCGACAAGAGGGGAAGGTTCCTTGTAAGTTGGACACCAAGCAAAGGGCTACAGAACTCGGTTATTGAGAAGAGAGGTATTAAGTATCCGGGCAACGAGCATATCGGAGCCTTTGGTTGTGACTCATATGATATTTCAGGAACAGTAGGAGGGGGTGGGTCTAACGGAGCTTTGCATGGATTGACTAAATTCAACATGGATGATGCCCCCTCTAATGAATTTTTCTTGGAGTATGTAGCAAGACCACAGACAGCAGAGATATTCTTTGAGGAGGTACTGATGGCGTGTGTGTTCTATGGTATGCCCATACTTGTAGAGAACAATAAGCCTAGGCTGCTATATCATTTTAAGAATAGGGGGTATAGAGGTTTTAGTATAAACAGACCCGACAAGCACTATAACAAGCTGTCTCGCACAGAGAGAGAGCTTGGAGGTATACCTAACTCAAGTGAGGACGTTAAGCAGTCTCACGCCTCAGCTATTGAGTCCTATATAGAGAAGTATGTAGGCATAGATTTAAGTGGAACATACAGAGATATGGATGACATGGGCTCAATGATGTTCACTAGAACGCTTGAGGATTGGGCAAAATTTGATATTAGTAACAGAACAAAATACGATGCCACTATTAGCTCAGGGTTGGCGATTATGGCTAACCAAAAGAATGCGTACCTGCCTGAGAAAAAAGAGTCGAAAATAAGTATTAACTTTGCAAGGTATAGTAATAAAGGAACAATAAGTGAATTAATTAAAAGATGAAAGACGTAAAGGTAAACATTTCATCTGCAGGATTCCCTAGTCAATTTGTATCTGACGCTGAGAAAGCAACGGAAGAATTTGGATTACAGGTAGGTCAAGCCATTCAATATGAATGGTTCAAAAGAGATGGGAGTTCTTGTAGGTATTACAGTCAGATGAGAGATTTTCATAGACTGAGACTATATGCAAGAGGGGAACAATCTATTGCAAAATATAAAACAGAGCTAGCCGTAGACGGTGACTTATCATATCTAAATTTAGATTGGACACCTGTTCCTATATTACCTAAGTTCGTAGACATAGTTGTTAACGGGATGTCAGACAGGCTGTTTAGAGTAAAGGCTTACTCTGAGGATGCATTGTCACAGGCAAAGCGTAGCAAGTATCAAGATATAATTGAGGGACAGATGGCAGCTAAGGAGGTTCTTCTTACTATACAAGAGAAGTCGGGTGTAGACCCATTCGCTATGAATCCTGCCGAGCTTCCTGAGAACGATGAGGAGCTAGCCTTATATATGAATCTAAACTACAAGCCTGCTATAGAGATAGCAGAGGAGGAGGCTATTGATACCATATTCTCAGAGAATCATTATCAGGATATTAGAAAGAGACTAGACTATGACCTTACTGTACTAGGTATTAGTGTAGCTAAGAATGAGTTCCTTCCGGGCTCAGGGGTAAAGGTGTCGTATGTAGACCCTGCAAATGTGGTGTATAGCTATACCGAGGACCCACACTTCAAAGACTGCTTCTATTGGGGAGAAATAAAGACCTTGCCATTAACGGAGCTACTGAAGATAGACCCTACATTAACTAAAGAAGACCTAGAGAAAATTAGTAAGTACGGGCAGAGTTGGTATGACTACTATAATGTTGCTCAGTATTATGACAACGATATCTTCTATAGAGACACCTGTACCTTGATGTACTTCAACTACAAGACCACAAAGAAGATTGTATATAAGAAAAAGATTCTTGAGGGTGGAGGAGCTAGAGTTATAGAGAAGGATGATTCATTCAATCCACCACAAGAGATGATGGAGGAAGGAAGATTCGAGAAGATAGAGAAGACTATTGATGTATGGTATGATGGTGTAATGGTTATGGGAACAAACATTATGCTTAAGTGGGAGCTTGCAAGAAACATGGTACGACCAAAGTCAGCAAGTCAGCACGCACTACCAAACTATGTTGCTGTAGCACCAAGAATGTATAAAGGAAACATTGAGTCATTAGTAAGACGAATGATTCCTTTCGCTGATTTAATTCAGATGACACACCTAAAACTACAGCAGGTGATATCTCGTGTTGTACCTGACGGTGTATATATTGATGCCGATGGGCTCAATGAGGTAGACCTAGGTACAGGCTCGGCATACAACCCTGAGGATGCACTAAGGCTATACTTCCAAACAGGTAGTGTTATAGGTAGAAGCTATACTCAGGATGGTGAGTTTAATAATGCTAGGGTTCCTATCACTGAGCTTACATCCAACTCAGGAGCAAGTAAAGCTCAGATGTTGATATACAACTATAACCACTACCTTGATATGATTAGAGCGGTGACAGGACTTAATGAGGCTAGAGATGGCTCTACCCCCGACCCTAACTCATTAGTGGGATTACAGAAGCTTGCAGCATTAAACTCAAACACAGCAACAAGACATATACTAGATGGTAGTCTTTATATATATAGAACACTTGCTGAGTCATTAACATATCGTATTGCAGATATACTAGAGTATTCAGACTTCAAGGATGAGTTTATTAATCAGATAGGTAAATATAATGTAAGTATACTTGGAGATATCTCTGAGCTTTACCTATATGACTTTGGTATATTCATAGAGGTTAGCCCTGATGAGGAGGAGAAAGCTCAGCTTGAGCAGAACATTCAGATGGCACTATCTAAGAATGACATCAACCTTGAGGACGCTATAGATATTCGTGAGATT